CATGCTTTTGTATAGCTGCGGTTAGCTTTGCACTACTCATTAGCTAATATGCCTATAATGCTCCAGGATACGTTTTATGTGTGGACGGAATTCCGAGTGGAGGGTCTGACTCTTTGTGACATTTTTAATCTCAGAGCCAGGCATTGATTTAGCTGGAGTCGCTTCTTTCTTTAAATAGTATGTGATTAAATCATATACTGCTAACTTTAAATCACCTGGTACGGAAGCATAGCCTCCTTTATAAACTAGTTTTACTGATCTAGCCCCAGAAGGGAAAGAGTGCTTTAAACGCCTTCTAAAATTAGTTACGTTTTGAGCTCTAATAATTTCCTGTCCTTCTGAATCAACCTCATACTCCCTGTCTACAGTCCAGAATTCACCAGCTGCCTCACAAGTTGCTTGGGTTGTGTACCCTGTGTTGCTGCATGTCCCAGTCCATCTCTCTGCAGTGAAAGTCCAACTATCACCTGCTGTATGGGTATTGGTTCCAGCAAAAGTTATTGCTACGTCTCCTTCTAAAATTTGACTAGAGCCTGTTATTGCTACGCTAGTTTCCTTCCAATTAGAACCGCCGTCCCTAGACCACTTAAACGTGTCTGGAGTGCCTGCGCTATCAATCTGTACTTTATAACTTCTTCCTACTTCACCTGACGTCGTCATTGCGTTGTAACCAGTGATTGTTAAGTCGTTAGAGCCTGAGCCCGAAAAAGTATCATTATTAATACACGCTGCTTCGGTAGTTTTGCCTGAGAGGGTACATTGTGCAGTACCAGAACTCAAGAGATAGTAGTTGCTACTATCTGCGTGGTTTAATTCTACGGTTTGTTTATCCGTTTGTGAGCTATCGCGCTCATATAACTGAATAACTTCCTTGATAGGAAGTTCAGTTGGGAAAATAGAGCTTTCGCCTTCGACAATATCAAAGTACTCCGTCTTTTCCGCGGTATAGTAATCTATAAAAGTTCTACCGCAGTAGGTCTTTATTAGAGTACTAACTTGGGTTTTCAAATTGTTTATTGCTGCGTCACGAGTACTGCTGTTTATTCCTGCATAGGTTTTGTAATCACTAACGTCAACTAAATCTGCCATTTCTATTCCCGAATTCTTGTAAAGCTGGCGGGTTGCCCCGCCAGTTTATTACTAACTTATATATTAGCTTGCTGCTGTCTTGATTAAAGCCATTGAAGCTTTACCAGCTGCTCCAGCCTCTTTAGCGATGAAGCCAAAGCGACGAGTCGCAACCATTGCACGTTGTTGTGCAACTACGTCAGTAGCCATTTCCAGAGTTAAACCTCTGTGGTTACCAATCAGGTAGTTTGATGGGTTAACTAAGATACCAACTGCTTTAGATGCAGCTGCCGCTTCAAAAGCGTCAGATACAATTAGAGAGATACCGTAAAGTTTACCTAACTCACCAGATTTGATTACCGCGTTTTCACCGTACTTGTCTACAGTAGTAACGTCTGAATCAGTCAATAAGCTATAGTAAGCTGCTTGACTTAAGAAACAAACTAGGTCAGATGGGTTCATGCCCCAAACTCCCATGTTTGAACGAGCTGTGTGTAGCTCTGCTTTTACAAACATATCAGTAGTAGAACCAGTAGTTACTGTGTTACCAGTATGACCACCAGCTAACTCTTCTAATTCAGTAAATGGTGCTGTTTGACCAGTACCTAGAATTGAAGCGTCAGATGTACGTGCCATTCTACGAACGATTGCGTCACGAACGATTCCTGCAATTGGAATAATTGAGTCTTCGTCTTCTTCGTAACCGATGTACTCACGAGTCGCTAGCTTAGAAGCAGTCAGTGTGACCTCTGTTAAGCCGTGCGCTTTAGTAGTACCAGATGAAGCATCGTTAAATGCTGTACCAACCGCATCACCATCATTTAGTGAGCCAGTTGCTACCCAAGTAGCATCCATTCCACTGTCAGGGTTGAACGGGAAGTTCATCACTCTTGCATTCATAGCAATAGATTGGAACTGTGGCTCAACAACAACACGGTTCTGGATTGCGTTGAAAATGTTTCCATTCCAAGTAGTTTCCCAGTCTGTGTCTGCCCAACGTGTAGCTTTTTCAATTAGCTTCTTACCAAAGTCTAACTTTTCTACTGATTTACCAGTAATTTTAGACGTGATGTAAGCCGCGTTAAGCTCATCAGCAGTTGGTCCGTTAGAACCTGCTTCTGAAAAACTCATCTTAGACTTAGCTCTCGCAGCTAGTTCTTCTTTCGTAGATTCTAGCTCGCCTTTCATTTCTGCAATAACTTCCGCATATTGGTCGTCATTTGCTTTTATTTTTGCTTCTAAAGCTTCTGCAACTTTATCAGCTTTGGTTTTACCCACTCTTAGACTATCTAATTCATCTTCCGCTTTAAAAGTTGCTTCCTTCTCAGAAACTTCCTCTTTATACGCTTCCACAGCTTTTTGAGCTGTCTGCTCCATAGCCGTTATCATTTCTTCTTGTGTCATGTCTATGTCCTTAAGAATATTATCCTGAGAAGATTCCTTCTCAATTTTAGTAATCTCTACTTTTTCTTCAACTACTTCAGTTGGAACAGGTGTAACACTTGTACCAACTTGCTTTCTTTCAAATGATTCTTTGTAAGCTTTATAGGCTTCTTCTGAATCAAATGATTTAGCTAATGAAAATGTAGAGTCTTGGTTTGCAGGAACTGAAACAACACTAATCTCATATAAAGATAAATCTTTAATGAAAAAAGTATCGGAGTCCCTATCGTAGTCAGCATCTTTAACACTAAAGCCTACGCTGAATGTTTTTAAAACATTATCTTTAATTAAGGTGTATACCTCGCCTGCAGCCTTGCTGATTTCCGCAACGATTTCTAAGCCTTTGTCAGTCACATTATGACTAACAGTGGTCCCAACAGGACGTGAATAGTCATGGAAAGCTAGGACGATAGGATTCTTCATATAATCATCCAGTCCTCCCTTTTCCCAAGCTTCCTTAACGATTATATCGCCACTTCGGTCTTTGTGAACAGTATTGGCGTAACCTTTTATTGTTAAGACTTCTTCTTTCGAGTCTTTCTCAACAACATCAAATAATGAGTTTAGTTGAAAGTTTTTATTCTTCATTATTTCCTTCTTTTTCTTCGTCGTCCTGAGGTGGTCTCCCGCCCTCAGAAGGGTTGCTTGCACTCCCGGCTATATTAGCTGGAATGCGTATGTCGTCATGACCGTCTATCTTCTGTAATCTTAATGCCTCTCTAGCTTCGTTAGGAGTAATAACTCCACTATTTACTAAAGTGCTGTAATATTTTGCTTTTTCATCTAACTCTGGCTGTAAAGGCGAGAGGTCTTCTAGTACTGCTGCAAGGTCATAACCAAAATATCGTTCTAATCCACTAATTACTTTTCTTACTAGAGGTAGAACGGTTTCTTGATACATTAGTCTGTGATTAGGTCTAATATTTGCATTATTTCCGCCCTTTAATAATAAGGTTGGAACACCTAAACATTTGAGGATAGTATCCTCTAAGTTATTCACAGATTCTTCAAAATCTAACTTTTTAAAGTCAACATCAGACATTTTATCAATCTCTAGTCCGCCGTCTAAAACTAAAGGTCTACGACCTCCACTCTTAGGACTGTATCTTGCTGACCAAGAATTGATAAGTCTTTCTTTAACTTTAGTACTTAGAGTATTAGGACTCTTTAGTACTAATCCAGGTACTGCTCCGTTTTCAAAGAAGGTTGCCTGAAAGTCTCTCATATTATTCAGCAAGTTAATTGAATCTCTTGCTGCTATCATTCTAGATGTTCCTCGATAGATAGATTTTGATGAATTGTCTTGGATATGAATAATTTCTTCGGGTTTATACTTAATGTCACCGTATTCGTATCCTTTAATAAATGTTTTCTTATGTGGAACTATTACCATATCACTTGCTGGTAAATGGTATAAGTGCGCTCCATCATAATAAATAAAACAGTTTCCGTCTATCATCATATCCAAGAATAGTTGCCTTCTAAAGGCATCCGCATTTTGGAAAGGATTAGGCTGTCTGTTTAATAATGTAACTAATTTCTTATGCCTAACAGTTGCTACCCCAGGAAACGCTTCTTTGTCTCCTACGTCAACTCCTATCTGGGAAGCTGCATCCACAATCATGTTTACACCTCGGTTAACTACTTCTAAGTGCTCAAATGCTCTTTCATAAGGGACGCTTTTATACGAGGCGTCTTGTATACCTTCTAATTGTGAAATTCGAGGTTGTGCCGGATTTAGCTTTCGTAATCCTAAACTATCTAACATTCCCATATTCTTTTTCTCTTCTTTTGTTAACCCAGCGTTGCTGCTTGGGGCCAGTGATTAATGAAGGCTTCTTCCCGTAAATCGAATGTAGTTTCAAATGGTGCGTATGACAGAGAGTAACCGTATCATCGTAAATCTCTTTACGGTGTACCTCGATAAACTCATCTCTAATACCCATCATATCTTCAGCTGTCAATATAACGAGGTTCTTTTCCTTAATCCACTTATTAAGAAGTTCTGTTACACTAAAGAAGTGATGAAAGTCCAAGTTCTCAACTCCCCCACAGATGTAACATTCTTCGTCTTTTATATAAGCGCTCTTTGCACGGTCTCTAATGTATTTTATTTTATCCCGTTTAAGTTCACTCATAAAGTATTTTTCTTACATTTTTTCTGTATTCTGGATATTATATCAAAGTTATATCTAAAAGTCAAGAGGAATTTTTCGTTGGTGGTACGATTATTTGGTTGTACCCACAAAAATCATCTAGTATCCATAGTTAGAAAGTTATTTCGGATGCGACAAATGTGTATAAAGCGTAACGCAGGGCGTCTGCCATATGCGAAGCCATATTATGTACAGGTTTCTCTGTTATTAAATTTTCATTAGGGTTCCATTGATACTGGTCTAATGATATTAGCGTGTCTTTACAACTTTGGTCTACTATTAGGTTTTCGTTGTCTACAATAGTAGCTACTGCAGCTATACCATCTAGTACACTCTTAGTAGCATTTATAGTAGAAATATCGTACTCCTGCGCCAAATCGAATCTCATCTGCTGTGCTGCGGAGTCTATGTAAATTGCGTCTATATCCCACTTTTCTATTAGTTGTTGTAGTACTCTAGCATGTTGCTCAGTAGTACGCTCAGCGTGCATGTACTCCTCTAGTACATAGTACTTCTTCTCATCCCAATCATAACCAATAACACAAAAAGCTGTTGGGTCACGGTAACCAACGTCTAGACCTGCAAATACTTCCATATTAGAAGTATCCATTTCTTCTAGATTAGCTACACAAGTTTCATAATTAAAGTTCCATACTTGACCTTCGAATGTATTAAAGTCTGCTAAGTACTCCTGGTTAAACTCTGCCTTAGACATACCTGCTTTTGCGTCTTCAATATCTCTTTTACTAAATCGAGGATTTTCATGGTAGGAAGCTCTTATGG